TAGTAGCGGCATAGTTCCAAACGCCTATCCGTGCATAATGCTTGGAGACCCTCGATTGGATAGGAGCTACAGGCATGCTTGGGGCATTTTAACGTTCTTGCTTGACCGTCTCGGCTATACACTTGAATCCAACATTAGCTCTTTTATTTATTATTGCTTTGCTGTACCTATGCGCAACGCAAACATACGTCTTGCAGATGTGAATTACACAAGCTACCCTTCACAATTGCAGGAGGGGGGAGAACCAGCAGCTTCACGGTGTTACTTTCATAACAGCGAAAATCACGGAAACGGTCATCCATTATGTGAACGATTCTTTTTTAACGGTAATTATTACAGCGGTTATCAAATAGGAATAGGGGGCGAGGGGATATTCCCAAAAGTTTCTTTATTGTTAAAATTCCCAGCTGCCGATTTTGCAACGATGCCCGCCGATTTCGAAACATCGTTCACGATGTACAAGAGTGCTCAGGAGGAGGGGAGTTATTTAGATAATGCCTTAGCATCTGTCAATTTGCTAGCAAGTGATTTTATTGTAAATGCAAAATATCCCGGCTATCATGTTTGTAGTGTTGTTCTTCATTATAACGGCAGGACAGAAGTTAACGGTGTAGTTGTTAACGATGTAACAGATGCGCCTGAATTTGGTGCATATAAGGATGACTATATCGGTGTGTGGCAAGATACAATCAAAGCCACTGATACGGTCGTGCGAATCCCATGTTACTTGTCAATAACACATGAAGTGATTTCTTCTGATTATGCCGTCCCCGGAACTCAGATGTATATCGCCCCGAACATTGGTTGGGCTACCGCAGAAGATTTTTTCAAGACATTCATAAGACTGTTTGGTTTAATGGTCGAAGTTGACGAAGTTAACAAGGTTGTAAAATTAAACACTTTGTCGGAAGTGTATCAAAATAGAAATTTGGCTATCGACTGGAGCGACAAACTAGACATATCGCAAACGATTGAAGAAGTTTATAAACCAGATGGTACTTATGCGAAAAAGAATATCTTGCGCTTTACTAAAAATGAAAAGACGGGGAAAACAGATGAGGCTTATGCTACTATTAATAACGAAACATTATCAAATGAGGCAACTATGTGCGGAGAAGAGTTGAGCGTTGAAAGTGCCGATGCTAACTCCATAACATGGTTTAAGAATACAGAAGGCCTAGCTACCGAATGGGAGGATATGGCGTTTCCTCAATTTTTTCACTATTCAAGTGTATATGCCCATTCTTATTATAATTATAGCGTTCAGCCCGTTACAGCTTCTGAATGTTTGGACTATTATGATTATCTGTTTGGAATCTATTCCGATGAATATATCTTTAAAAATTATTTTAAAATCACGGCTTATTTTAATTTGAACGAAGAAGATATTGCAAATTTTAAGCAGCGCATACCGGTGTTCATAAGGAAGTTCGGAGCGTTTTTCTATGTAAATAAGATTAAAAACTACATAGCAGGAAAAACGACACAAGTCGAGCTTATCCGGTTGTAATTCCTTATAAAAATTAGGAGGTATTAAATTTGAACGCTTTTTACTTTTTTTTAAATAAAAATATTAACATATTTGTAGATAAATAAAAGATATATTTTATGGTCGAAATAAAATTACATTTACCGATTTCAAGTGAAGAAGACAACAGATGGATGGCGATGTGGGGTGCTGACCAAGATGTCGTATTTTCGTTAGAATCTTTTCAAAGGATTCTCGACGAAAACCCTGATGAGAACGATTTTAAATTTAACATTCATTGCGACGGTGGAAGTGTGAGTGAAGGGCTTGCTATATATGATGCTATCCGCACGAGTGGGAAAAACATTTTTTGTAATATCGAGGGTGGTTGTCATTCAATGGCTATATGTATACTTTTAGCAGCACCCAAAGAAAATAGAACAGCAAATAAAAATTGTAGAGCACTCATACATAAAGTAATGATGCCTATTGTTCAAAATGCAAATGTGGACGATTTAAAAAGAATGATGGAAGAATTAGAAAGAGAACAAACAGCGATTTTAAATATCTATGCCGATAGAACAGGGGTGGATTTTGAAACGCTTGAAAATCTCATGAAGGAGGAGAAGATGAGGACAGCAGATGAGCTGCTCAATTATGGATTTATTTCAAAAATAAACGGTTATAATACTAATTTAAAAAAGGATTTATTTATTAACGCAAAAAAAGAAAAGATGAACAAAGAAGAAGTTTTAAAAGCAACAAATGATTTACTTGCAAAGGTAAAGAATTTGTTAACAGGTGGAGCAGTCAATTTCGACTTCACCGATGCAGAAGGAAAGGTGTTATTTTCTACAGAAGCAGAAGATGAGACACTAGAAGTAGGCATGAGTGCACAACCGGACGGTACGTTTGAATTACCTGACGGGCGTACAATTACAATCGCTGAAGGTGTGATTACTGAAATCAAAGAGGCTGAATCACAAACAGAAGAAGAAGTGGCTAATTTAATCGCTACTAATGCAAAATTAACAGCTTCACTCAACGAAGCAGTTGCGATTATTAATGAGCTAAAAAAGAATGTAGAATCAAACTACAAGCCTTCCGTTAGACAGGTAAACAGAAAAAGCCCTGCAGCAAACAGTTACGACGATTTTAAGACAGAAATTAAAAACAAAAGAGCTCAAATGTTGGGCAGAAAGGAACAAAACTAATGGCATCAATTCTGAATTTTTCAAATTTCACATTTACCGACGAGCAAATACGTTCGGTGAAAGAGTTACTATATGACGAGATAGTAAAGAGCCCAGAACTCGAAGCACTTCATACTGTTTATGAAGGTATTGTTTACGACAAAGAGATTGGCTTTGTAGGAGCAGGTGGACTTGTCGGAGTAGCTAATCAAGGTTGTGACCCTACACCACAGGCATATAATATCGGAACACGCAAAATCGTTTGGGAGCCTAAAGGCTGGGAGATATATATCGCAGAATGTTTCAGAGACATTGAAGCTACAGCAGGTGTTTATTCACTTAAAACAGGCATCGCAATACAAGATTTTAGCAGCTCTGATTACGTTAATCTTATATTGGAAGTCTTAGCAAGTAGCGTCAAGGATTTTATCATTCGTCTATTATGGTTTAGCGACACGGCAGCAACAAACACCGTAGTTGAAGAATTACCAACAGCAGCAGCAACAGAACAAACAACAGGTTCAGCAATTGTTGGTACTGTTTATGCAGGTGTAACAGCAGCTACAGCAGGAGCAGTTAAATGTTCTCTTGCAAATAAAACGATTGTCTATTTAGCAGCAACAGCAGCAGAAGGAAATGCAGTAGCCGATACTGTTTATTACAGCAAAGATGTAACTAACAAAATCACTATTTATTCAGGTGGTACAATCACTCCGGGTGTTGATGCTGATTATTTCACTATCTTAAACGGTTTCTTCAAACAAATTGAAACTCAATATACTGCAAATTCTGCTCAAAGGGTAACTGTTACTGAAAATGCAGGAGCTAGTTATTCAGCACAAGCACTTGTGAAAACAAACGTGCAGGGTTATTTAGAATCAATGGTTTATGGAGCTGATATCACTTTGCGTTCAAAAGCTGATTCCTTCATTCTTTGTACACAATCATTTTACGATGGTTATTCAAAAACTTTGCAAGGATTATCTTTAGACGGTTTATACACAAATTTGATAAACGGTCAAAAAACATTAACCTTCAACGGCATTCCTTTAATAGCACTACCTATATGGGATAAGATAATACTTTCTTACTATAACAATGGTGTAAAATTGGTTAACCCTCATAGAGCAGTATATACACATAAGGACTTCTTGGCAGTTGGACTAGATAGCATCGCCTCTTTTGCTGATGCAAGTGTTCGTCAAGACCCTGATTCTAGACGTGTTAAGATTGAGTTAATGGGCAAGGCTGATGCTAAATTGTTAAACCCAAAAATGTTTGTAGTAGCAATATAAAATAACAAATAATTCGTGTGCGGAACTTAAAATTCTGTACACGGATTTTAAAAAAAAGAAAGGACAAAAAAAATGAATTGTGCAAAAATAGCAGCAGGATTAACCGCACCAGAATGTGGTAAGATGGCAACATCAGGAACAGGCACAAAGGTAGTGCTTGCTAATTACGACGATATTGACAAAGCCGCAAGTACTGTTTCGTCAGGTGTATGTACATCTCTCGTTTTAAAAACAGATAAACTTGCATATTTGTTTGAATCAATAGACAAAGCAACGACGGGAGAAGCAACATTTGCAAAAGGAACGTATATCGACTCATACGACCACGCCGTGACCTTGAGAATATTTGTTAAGGACCAAACAAGCAAGAATTTCATCAATTCTCTAACAAACGCCCGAGTTGTAGCGATTGTGGAAAACCGTGCGACGGGTGCAAATGGTAACACAAAGTACGAGGTATATGGCTGGGATAGTGGTTTGAAATTAAGCGAGAATGCGTTTACAACTGATTTTGCTGACAACGTAGTGTTTACAGCGAAGTTAGCAAGTGATGAGAACAGCAAAGAGGGTCAATTGCCTTTGTCTTATTTTGCCTCCACTTTAGCCGCAACTGAGACAGCTTTAGCAGGTTTGTATACAGCTCCTGAAGGAGGAGAATAATTATAAATATAGATGATTGAACGACTAAGAAAGTTGCAGGCTACAAAGTCCATTTATGCAAGTATAGACATGTTGATGAAAGAGCTTGCAACTAACTTAACTTTAAAAAAAGAGATTAAAGAGCTTTCGCTCTTCTTTTTAAAAAGGAGTGTAGGCGGTTGCAATAATTGTGTATGTGATGCCTACATTGAGTTAGTAAACATTAAAAATATTACAGATATGAAAACATTGGAATACCGGTTAAGGGCAGGCGCATTACTTCGTGATGTTGTAAATAGCGATGCTTCATTGACCATGTCAAACTTTAATTTGACAGAAGAGGGGGCGTTGTATCACTTGCGTACTAATCCCGACTGCATAAAATTATTTGAGAAATTGCCCGAAGATATTGAGAAGCGATTATATCCAAAACCAGTTGCTCCGGCAAAGGTTGTTGTAGAGACAGAGGAGGAGGATAAACCATCTCCAATTGTAAAAACAAGCAAAAAGAAACAAAGGAATTAATATAACATTCCTTAAACTCTTTGTGCTTATTGGTTTAAGCACAGAGAACAAACACAAACAACATGAAAGCTTCAATTTTATGCGCTGAGAAAAACCGATTTGATTCAGTAAACAGCAAATTGCTTAATATTCAACTGTACGGAAATGATAATGACTATCCGCAAAAAGTCGTTGATGTAGTTTTTTCGTCCGTTACCGGCAAGTCTTGTTTCATTAACTACTCGAAATTTATCAATGGCAATGGGTTTGCAGATGAAAAAGCATATCAGCTATTTATTAATAATTCGCAGACACTTGATGACCTTTTGCACGACATATCTCGTGATTTTGCGTTATTTGGAGGCTTTTGTATGCACGTCAATTATAATGCAAATTTTCAAAAAACAACAATATCACACGTTCCGCTTGAAAATGCCCGATTTCAGGCACTTGATGAAGAGGGTAATTTTACAAAAATAGCGTTACACCCTGACTGGGGGCGTAGAAACTTATTATCGAGACGTTGGAGACGTGAGGACATTGACTTTATAGACCTTTATAATCCGGACCCGGATGTTATTGAACAACAAGTAACAGCCGCTGGTGGTTGGGAGAATTACAAAGGACAGATTTTCTACTATTCAAACGAAGGTTTCGGCGTTTATCCTCTACCTATTTTTGATGAAGTGCTAACAGATATGAACACTGAGGAAGCTATTTCTGATATAACGAACAGGAACGCAACGCGCGGATTTTTACCGTCTGGGTTTTTTATAGATATATTAAACAAAGAGGCGGATAATGACGAAGGCGAGACGGATGCCGAGAAGGTCATTAAGCAGATGCAGGGCAGTCGGAATGCAAATAAGGTTGGATATATGAGTGTGAATAGCAAGGAAGAGATTCCAGAATTTTTAAAAATCTCTGGTAATTCCTATGACAAAGAATATACGGTTTCAAGGGAAGCAGTAAAGGATGCCATTGGCAGGGCTTTCACACAACCTCCTATTCTTAGATGTGAGAATGTAGGAGCTGGTTTTGGTTCAGAGCTTATGGAGCAGGCATACGACTACTATAATAGCACGACAAGTAACGAGAGGTTAGTTCTTGAACGTGTATTCTCTGAATTATTAAATAATTTTAAAGAGCAAACGGATATTAGCACGGAAATTCAGCCGCTTTCGTTTAATTCAAATTTATCATTAGCTGAAAGGCTGGGCGATGCAGGGTTAACGCAACTTATTGATATAATTAACTCCAACATGACGGACGCACAAAAAAGGTCAATTGCTACAGCTCTTTGGGATATAAGCGAAGATGACATAAATAGATTAATACCTTTAAAAAATGATAGCATCAATTAACGACATAAAAGTTATACGACCAATTGCTGACAATATTCCGCTCAGTCGGATTACTGTATATATAGAAGAAGCAGAGAGCTTGTATGTTTTACCTGCTTTTGGCGCATCTCTTTTTAAAAACATTTCGGATAATAAGGAGAATTATACAACTTTGCTTGACGGTGGCTATTACGATAATGATAATCATTATTTTGAAGGCTTACGCAAATCGGTTGCTTATATTGCATATTCAAAAATGATTCTGAATCAAGATTTTAACGTGACGGCTTTTGGCACAATGTTTAAAAATAGCGAATATAGCGAGCACTCAAACGAAAAGACATTGTTGCGTATAAGTAATGATGCTCTGGCTATTGGTATACGTTATCTTGATGACTGCTTGGAATATCTTAAATATATCAAGCTATTACCCTGTTGTTTGAATAAAAGTGATAGGAATGGACGAATAAAAATCATAGGAGGACTTTAAAATGGCAACGGAATATCAAGCAGGAACTAATATCGCTATCGTTGGAACACTATCAGAGGTTGTTGACAGTGTCGTTACTCCTATAACCGATTTGGAGGGTGTTGAAATAAGTGCTTTAATAAGAAATGAAAAGAATAATGTTCAACTACTTTTTACAAACAAAGAAGGCTTGCAAGCAGATGGTATAATTGGGATAAATAACGAATATTACTCGTTCGTGATAAATAACTTGCAGTCAGCTAAACTAGTAGGCGATAATTACATCGAGATAGCTATAATGGTAAACGAGGGGTTAAGAATAGGCAGCACACGCCACGTGTCATATTTCAAGGTGCTTGATAATTTGATTCACAGGAAAATATAAAATGCTAACGACTATTATTCATATAATTCCTGAAAATGTCATAATGTCATTAACAAATGATAGTGATGTTTTTTCGTCTGATATTGTTTTGCAAAACAATATCAGACGAAAAAACATCACTATCATTTGTTAATGACATTATGA